TGATTTTCTCGGCAATATTTTTTGTTTTGTTTTTTTGTAATTCTATAAAATGAATTATTTGTATTTTTGGAAACCATAAATATTTTTGAGGACTTTGAGGACTTTGAGGACTTTGAGGACACTTTAATAAAATGATATTTAATAATAATATTTATTTAAGCATAATAACAATTAAATACACCATCTTGTAATGTTGCTACTTTAATCGCTTCAATATAGATTCTCATAGTATAAGCACCAGCTGGGAGAGAAACCATCTTCGAATGTAATTCTAAACCTCTGCTATTTACACGCTCACCATCAGGCATCTTATATGCTGTATAAAAGAATTTGCCTTCAAGGTTAACATTTTGGGCGTTGAGTTCAAAGAACTGATCTCCGATTCTTCCGCCTTGACGAGAATATTCATCACGAAGTACAAATGGAACCATACCTTCAGCATCTGCAAGTCCGTGAAAATGAAGTGCTGTATTGCTTCTATCGATAGGAAATATGAATCTATCATTCTTTTTGATATTAGAAGTTAGTTGTCCGTATGTTGCTCCTGTTGAAGCATTAGCTTCAGAACTATATTTATTTAAAATTCTATGAGATGGATTTACAGATTCATCAGCAATAGCAACAAACATTCTTGGAACAAGTCGCCCAGCACCTCCTACATTTCTAATAACATTCTCACCTGCTACTGAATTAGCAAGGGTTAATTTAGTTAACTGATAATCCATAAAAGTCCAGTTCATATTTTTATTAGCATTAGCATATGAATCCATAAGTGATTGCGAATATGTGGTGTAATCAGCAATCATACGGCATTCATTACGATTTAATGTAATAGGAACATTATTATTAACTCTATTGCCTGAAGCATTTAGTTCACCATTCATACCAAAACGAGATCCATCAGTTGAAGAATGAAGTTCAAGTTCAATTTGGACTGGCATATCATTATTTAGCATATATAAAGGAAAAGCTGTATTACGGAATACTGGCAGAATCTCTTCAAGAGTAATAGAGAAAACACCTTTTCTTGCTATTAAACTCATTTCCCTTGCTAATAATCCACTTGTTAGTCCTGATGCGTTGCTAATATATTCTAAACCATTATCTAAATCTGTGTGTTGGTTAAAATCTTCATTTGTTGCTATATTAACAGTATCATCAAAAAATTGACTATGAGACATACATCTTCCTGATAAATATTGTTCCCTTTCTTTCTGTACTTCATTATTAACAAATAATGATTTATAACCATAATAATCTGTGAAATCCTCAATTTCTTGGATGGTTTGATTACCTATTTTTAGTCGTGCTGATTTAATAATAGCACCAACACCTACATTAATAGGAAGGAAGGATCGGACATTAGAAGCTGATTGAGAACTTACATTTTCTAACTGAAAAGTTAATCTTGAATAAGGATTTAAAAAACCTTTATTAACTAACTGATATCTGATAAAAGATTCAGAAAAAATAACAGGTTCTAAAATATCAGTATCAACATTAGCTTCTGTATTGCTTGGAATAGAACCAACTCGGAGAAGATCAGGAATTGCATCTTGTCCCATTTGAAGTTGTTTTGGCATACCTTCATCGCTCATTTGATTATAACTCATTTTTATTATAATTTAAATTATATAATAAAAATCAAAAAAATATTCATAAAAAATAAGTATAGAAAAAATTTAAGAAACAACTTGGATTCCAGCACCGCTAAATAATAATGTATTTTTGGCGTGGACGAAAACAAAAGCTGAATTGGGAGAATCATCATCTAAACCAAGATTAAGCTGTAATCCCCAGTTAGTATTGCTGAAATCAGCACCATCAGATCCAAGTGTATCATAAGCAACACCAAGACCCCAAACTAAACCTCCATTTAATACATCATTATCATTAGCAGTCCAGTTTCTGTTAGTATTAACTGGGGAGATTTGGCATCTATTAATTTTACTAAATGGAACAATAGCATTTAAGAAATTTCTTGATAGTTCAGGATCTACTGGTTCAACAGATGGGTCTTGTTTATAGTTTGTGTCCTGATTAAAATTATCAGGGAATCGAACTCCTCCACGAGTGAAAACTACTTGATTAGAAGATGCTTGAGAACCAGCTGATTTTATTGGCATTATAGTTTGGAGAGAGTTTTGGTTAAGATTGTTAAGATAAGATGATTTAATAAAATTCATAAATACACTTCTAACTCTACTTAATCCAAGAGAATAGTTGAGGATAGCATTTGTGCTATTGATAGTACTATAATAACTCGATATTGATTGATATTCAAAACCATTAACCTTTGAGGACATTTTATTTTCAGGTGTCATTTTTTCAACTTCACAAACAAGTTTTAAATCTTCTAATGTATAATCAGCATTAGAATAACCATTTCCAACTGCGTTTCCATCCGCATCAAATAAAAACATAGATGGAGGAGCAAGGTGGATCTCCATAGTAATTCCGCCGATAGTATCAGCACTTAATGGAATTGGCTTTCCATTTTGGAGAAGTCCTGTTGGAAGATATACACAGAACTCATTTGAATTAGTTTTATCTTGCATTACAACACCTAATTTTGAAGTATCAGAAGATGGCACAGTTAAACCTGCTTGAGATAAATGACCTAATAAATCCTGATTAGATGCTGTTGCTGGAAGATAAGAACTCATAAATCTATTGTAATGGCGGATTGATTCTATAGTTTGTTTAGTTTTTGTTGAAGATAAAGTTATAGTATCAACCATACCAAATATTCCTGTACGAGAATCGATTTCAAGAGTATCTGCTCCACTTGGAACAGTTGCTCCATCTTTAGTTATCTTTAATTTACCACAAATACGGACTGAATTTCCATATAAAAAAGCATCTTGTTCGGCTATATCAAATTTAATAATTGGTTGACCTGACTTATAACTAACAATTCCATTTGGAGTTAAATTAGAAGGGCGGATATCAAGATATTCACGAGACATTTTTATAATTTATTAAAATATAAAAAAAATATTAAAATATAATTTAAAAAAAAAGTTAAAAGTTAAAAAGTTTTTTATACAACAACAGAAATATTATCCCCACGAATATTAATTCTTCGGAGATGCCAAACAAAATTCATCCATAATTTATTTTTAGTTGGAGTTCCTGAATAATTAACTTGAATATTAAAATCTTTATTTCGTGTATCATAAACTTGCTGATTCAAACCCAAAGCTCTCGAAATGAAAAAGTTTCTATTATAATCAGAGAAAGATCTTGCTGGAACATTTGCTTGGACTAAACTTTTCTCATTCTCAATTAATACCTGTGCGTCTATACTGCTTTTAGATGCTATTTTAGAGGTTGACACAGCTCTGCTTGGATTTAATTTTCCATCATAATAGAATTGATACGATGAAATAGAATCACTAATTCCGACTAAACCGCTTCTTGTGGAATTAGATGTACCTACACCATCAACAACTCCTTGAATATCATAAGTTGTTTGTGCGGATATTCTTTGTTTTCCATTATAGTTTGTTTGGTCTGTTGGCAAACACCAAATCGCACGAGCCCGACTTTGTTCTAAATTGAGTCTTATATTGGCTACTACATCATTAGCTTGTTGAGAATATTTATAATTACTTACAGATAAAATATCTAATGACATCTGACCTCCTTCTTTCATTTTCCTCATCATACTATTTTCATAATTCGGTCCCATATCCAGTTCACCAACTATCATCTCAACATTAGATAATGTATATGTGGCACCATAAGATGATGCTTGTTCTACAACAGATTCAGAAACTACAAAGAAAGAATTATTAACTGTGGAAGCAGAGTTCAACTCATAATCATCATCTAAAACAATCTCAATAAGACCATCACCGCCTGATGCGTTAGCAGAGGCATTAATACTTGCAATTCTTGGTTGTTTTGGATTACCTCCTGAATCTACAAATTGAGCTGAATCTTGGAGTCCATTAGCAAATGAAACTGCTTCGCCTACAACAAAAGGACATAATTCAGGTTTATATTGACTATTATCTCTACGGATATAAAACTTTGAAATGGTATCGCCATTAGCAATATCTGTTTTGTTTCCTGTTGTTGAACCATTTTTAGAATCAAATACTGGATTTAGAGTTAGTTGATTGAATTGAAGTGCGGAATCTAATTGTCTTAAACAAACATCAGCATCTTCAAGTAATATTTCTACACGGAGACCAGTTAGAATATTAGGATAAACTTTATCAGATGAGAAAATACCACAATTTAATGGAATCATTAATTTAGCAGTTGTGAAATCAGCATCAGAAAATGCTATTGTTTGATTACCTGCTACGGCACCTTTAAAATATGGATTGGTTGATATATCAGTCATTACAGAACGAGGACCTCCAAGTGTGCCTCTGTGTTGAGGTTTGTATGTGGTTGTACCTTCACCAGCAACAGCTCTTTTATTAATAAGTGAATCATCTTTATTATAATCATAAATAACAGAACATAAAGAATTGTAATTCTGAATTTCTTCAAGTAATACAGCACCATTTTCAACTGAAGAATATATTCTTAAATCTCTGATTAAAACCTGACCGCCCATCTGTCCGTCTAATTGAAGTCGAGTGGGTGGAAGACCAGCTGGAAGTTTAATCTTAAAATCTGCTTGGAGATAACTATTTTTTGGATCTATAAATTTAGTACTGGGTGGAATATCGATATGAACCAGTTGACCTGCTCCATATTCAAGTCCATTAGTTGATGCGATAGATGTTTTAGTTTGCTTAATAGGGATTTTGTTGTCTGCTCTCCAAAAACTCATTTTATAATTTAATATTATAAAATAATTTTCATTAAATAAAAAATAAATAAAAAAAGTTTATAAAAAAAAGTTTTAAAAACTTCCTGAACCAGTAATTAATTTAGATGAATCAAAAGATGCTCCTGCGATACCTCCAAAAGAACCTGTGCCAACTGTTGATTTCGGTGCCATTTTTTCACCTTGTAATTTTGCCGTTTGAATTGCTTGTTTTGATTGTGCTTGTGCTTTTTGAGTTTTTTCATCTATGGCACCGCCTATTTCACTAAATACACCTCCAACTAAACTTGCTAATCCACCAGCAACTTCTAAACCTAATGATGCTGGGGTTGGAACTGCTATTCCAGTTAATTCAGCTGTCGAACCTGCTATTGATAACATATTTCCAAGTTTATCTTCCCAGTTCATTTTTTCAAAACCTTTAACTCCACCAGCAATATCTTGTTGTAATGCCATACCTCCGCCAATCAAAGCACCAGCACCTCCTAATAATTTAGATGAATCAGCTACAATACCACCTCCTTTTTTGACAACACTTCCAAGTCCGCTTTCTAATTCAGCAGTTAAAGAACCTGTACCTTTCGCCAATAAATTTTCATTATCCACAACTGCGTTAACATTAGCAAATTCAGGATCACTTGGAAGAGGGACTTTTGGAATGTCAGTTGCTTGTTTAACAACATTCTCAACTTGTTTAGCTGATTTAGTTATTGTTGCTGGTTTTATAACTCCTTTTAAACCAATTCCTGATGCTACTTGTCCCATCAAAGTATTTTCATCTTTTTGCATTTGTTCTGAACTTATACCTTGTTCTTGTTCTGTTTCAACATTTTTAGCATCATTAATTTCTTTATCTATATCTTGATTATGTTGTCTAACTGCTTCGTGTGTTTCACCTTGATGCTGGGCGAAAGAGTTTGCTTGTGATAGTGCCTCACTCATTCCATACAAATCCATTATTTATAATTTTATATAATATATTTTTTTTTATAATTATATTTTAAAATAAACATTATGAAATCCTGTAATTTTAGGTCTAAAATTATTATCATATAAAATTTGTTCTATTTTTTTATAATCACATTTATGAGGTTGATCGGCTTCATACATTATTAATCTCAAATCATTTAATATATTTATATTTTCATTTAAAAATTGTTCCATAAAACCTTCAGCATCAATTATCAAAACATTAAATTTATCTATATTATATTTTTCTTTTATTTCATCTAATGTATAACTTGGAATATTTGATTCTTCAACAACACAAGAACTTGTGGCATAATCATCATCTTTATTAAATTCTAATTCCATTTTTTTATTCGATAAAAAACCTTTTACAATTTCAAAATTACAATTATTATTTATTTTATTTTTAGTTAACGCATTCCAAACTCTTTCATCAGGTTCAACTGAAACACACCTTTTTGTTTTATCTGATATTATACAAGATACTGAACCATATCTTGCTCCTAATTCCAGTACAACATCTTCTTTATCTAAAAACATATCAGCAAATCTTTGTTCTGTATGTTCTATTTTATTAGTATCTATAATATCATCATTTTCATTCACTATCTTCATCAATCTCATCTTCTTTATTATTAATAGGATATATTTTTTTTTCAAAATTAATCCACGCTTCAGCTGGATTTTCTTGGAGATTTAAATGAAGAAAATCATATTTCTTTTTAGTTGCTTGATTATATAAATCTTTAAACTTTCCATCAAACATTCCTCCATATTCTTCATCCAGTTTATCTACTTCCCTGCTATTTTGTAATCTTCCTATTAATATATTTGTTGCATTTGCTCTAATAACTGGACTAACTTTTCTGAATAACTGTGTTGATATTATTAATAAATGAATATTGCTATGGCGATATCTACTACTTAAGGAATCCAAAGCTGTTGTTTTATCTCCCAAGCAATCATCCACAAAAAGACAAGCTTTAGGTTGGTTTTGTGCTTCACCATATTTCTTTTGATTTTTTACAAAATCAAGAATTATAGAATCATCATATCTATCATAACAATCACAACTTTTTTTCAAGAATCTATTTGTTATATCCGTATTGATTGTGTTTGATATAACCATAGGCGGAATATCAAAATAATCTAAACCATAAAAATCACTATTCAAAATGCAGTTAGTACCGATGGTGCTTTTACCATTTTTACAGCTCATAACCATAAGGACTTGGGCGTGAGGTTGAGGAAGATTAGGATGTATAGCTTTATTATCAGGTTTTGGTGGATCAATAATTTTTCTTATTTTTGGTGCTGAACTTTCACTCATTTATATTAATATTATATATTTTTTTATGTTATCAAATAAACCAATTATTATCCTTAATCATCATTTCTTTTTTAGAATGTCCGACTAAATAATTATAATGAATCATATATGAATAATTTTTATGTGTTTGAAAATATAATCCATTTGGATATCTTCTTAATGGAAGTTTTTCATATATTAATTGATTTTTATTAGCATTAATATAGGGTTGGTCGCATTCACCCATTTTTTCTAATGTTATTCTATTTGGATCATAAAAATTTATTGTTTTTTCACTTGATTTAATAAACTGAAATCCAGCACATAATTCTCCATCATCTGAATCATTTTGTTTATCATTTTGTATCAATAAATCATTTTCATCAATTCTATTTAATAAATCTCTATAGAATCTTTTATCTCTAAAAATAATATCTCCATCTGTGAATAATACAAAATCATTTTCTTTTAATTCTTTATGAATAATCCGAAATTTTTGAAACATTATTTTCGCCCATTCTTCACCAGTTCTAAATTCATAAAATTCTGAAATTTGTTCTTCTTTTGGATTATCTATTTTTAATTTATTTTTATAATCTAAATTTTTAAAAGCTTCATCATCTATACAATATACTTTTAATCCTTCAACACCAATATTCTCTAATGATTTTATGCAGTTCCTTGTATATTCTAAATATCCTGAATTAGTTAATGTTATTAAAGAAACTTTCATATATATATTAGTTAGATTTTATATTTTTGAAAATAACTCATCTAATAATTGAATAGGAACTTTATATCTTTCTTCCTTTGGAATCCCTTCAGTTCCTTTTCTGCTTCCTCTCGGTGCTTTTATATGATGACAATTTGGATTGTTATTTTTACATTTTTTCGGTTTGAAATCTTTTTTATTAGTCCATATTGTTGTGGGTTTCATTCTATCACATCCATATTTGCAATATGATAAATCATATCTTGGATATTCATTAATAAACCAAACCATTCTTGCAGTTGGATTTTCTATAAAAAACAAAAAATTAGGATTTATATTAATATGATAATTAATACATTCTTTTAATTTATTTAATATTTTAAGATGTATAATTGCTTTATCCGTTTTTGGATTTCTATCTTTATCAAAATGTCTTCCTCCGTTTGCCATACTATAACAAGAACAATCAGGACTCGCCCATATTATATCAGGTTTTATTGATTTATAATCCCAATCTAAAAAATCTATACATATATCAGGTTTAAACTTTTTTTCAATATCTAATCCTATATAATCCCAACCTTTTTTTTCAATTATAGGTTTCAAAGATTTAGTTCCACAAAATAAATCTAAAACTTTCATATATATTTATTGAGATTTTTTTTATATCTTTTTAACAACCTATCACACAGATTTTTATCATTATTTGGATTATATCTTGGTTCACCACCGACATTTAATAATTTAACATCTTTATCCCAATATCTATATTTATAAGGATATAAATTATACATAAAATCATCACAGAACCAATTCTTTAATAATGGCGGATAAACCCAATTAAATATTTCTATATGTTTTTTATTAATTAAAAATTGTGTTGGAATATTATCATTATTAGACCAACCAGCACTAAATCCAATATTATCTCTAATATTTAAATTAACTATAAATCTATCCAGCCAATTATCATTTGGAATTATTATATCATCACCTAAAATCATTAAATAATCATATCCAGCAACAATAGATTTTTCAGCAAGTACATTCCAAATTCCAACTGGATTTCCTTTATATGAAGAATCAAAAGAAGTCCAATCTATTTCAATATCTTTATATTTATTTATTCGATGTTCTGAATAAATTTTATCATCTTCATCATATCCAATAAATACTTTAATATTACAATCAGATTTCATTTCCGATAATGTCGGCAATAAAATCTTTAATAAATAAGTTTCGTGAATGGTTTTCCAATCCCTTTTATTTGTTGTGCTTGGAATACAAAATGCAACTTGAACCATTTATATATTATAAAAGAAAATTATTAAAAAATATTAACATCTATCTGATTTAATTCATTCATAGCTTTCTTAAATTGATATCTTTTTTTTTGTTTTTCTTTATCTAATCCATTTAATTTATTTTTATTAATACAATTTTTTTTATTATTAATCCAAAATCTTTCTCTTTCTTTTCTAATATCAAAATCTTCAAACTCTTCTAAAACATTAACTATATAATCTCCATTTTGAATTATTTGTTTTGAAGAACAAGTATTTGTTTTCTCACGATGTCTTGATATTCTTTTACTTAAATATTTCTGTTGAGTTGATCCAATATAACAATTTCCATTTGTTAAATCTAAAATCTGATAAATTCTAATCATTTTTATAATATAACATAGAAAATAATTTTGGAGAAATTAACGCAATTTTAAAAAAAAATAATCTGTTTGATCTAAATCTTCATTAAATTTATATAATGCCATAAAACTTGATAAATATAAATAAATATCTGAAGCCCTTATTTTTTCACAATTTATTTTTTGTTTATGTAATTGTTCCATAAATATTTTATATTTTTCAATTTGTTTTTCAATATTATAACCTTTTTGAAATCCATCAAGTATCATATTCTTTCCAACATCTTCATATATTAAATCAATATCATCAGTAGTACATTTATATTTGCCGATTCTAAAATCTTTATAAAATAAATATAAATAATACATCTTAATTAATTATATATTTAATTTCTTAAATATTTATAGAAAATAATAAAAGTGTCCTCAAAAATATTGGTGTCCTCAAAAAATGAGGACAGGTCCACAAAAATATTCGGAAAATATTAAATCCCAACAATTAAAATCATTCTGAAATTTATTATTCAAAAAATAAAATCTTTTCTAAAATTTTTGAGGACTTTGGGGACACTTGAATAAATCTAATTACTTTTATGACTATGATATTTTATAACTTTTATATTTTATGACTATAAACAAATAGGAAAATCAAGTGTCCTCAAAAATATTATTTCCGAGAATATTTGAGGACACTTGATATAATTTTGAGGACACCTTAAATTTTTGAGGACAATTTTGAGGACACTTATTTCCAACAAACATCAAAGAAATCTGAATCACCATAATTAGAAGCTGGTTTAGAATATAATGAAGCATTAACACACATATTATGAATTTGTTTTTCTGTTTTCTGTTTTTGTTGATCTGCTTTCTTTTTAGCTTTTCTGACTTGTCTTTGTTGTTCGTGTTCTTCTAATGCTTTCTTAATAGCTTTCTGTGTTCTTGCTTCTATTTCTTCTTCACTCATACTTGGCATCATAGTTGTTGTGTGTTTTTCAATAATTTTAGGTTCAACAGGTACATCGTTCACAAAATCTTTTAATTGTTGTTTTTCTTTTTGTTTTTTCTTTTCTTCAAGTTCTTTAAGTTCTTTCTTTTCTTGTGCCTTTGCTCTTCTTGTTGCAAGTGCTTTCTCTCTATTCTTTTTTAATTGTTCTTTCTGTGCTTCTGTCATTACTCTTTTCTTTTTAGCTGGTTTAGGTTTTTCAGGTTCAATAATAGGTTTAATAACAGGTTTAGGTTTATCAGCAAATATTTCTGATTCATCGATAGGTTCTTTTGGAACAGGTTCAGGTTCAGGTTCTTCTTCAGATTCTTGTTCTTCTTTCAGAGGTTCAGGTTCTTCATCAATAAAATCTGTCTGAATTTCGGGGAGTAATTCCATTTATATTATAATAAATATAAAAATATATTTCTATAAATTATTAAAAAATCTTTGATATTTTCTAAAAATTTATTACAAAAAAAAATATAATAAAAACTAATTAGATTTATTTATACTCTTGGACGGATATGTAGCATAACATTAGATTTTCCTGATAAATCAGTTGCGAGAGTTTCATTTTCATTAACAAAATCAATTGAGAACTCATTAATAACTAATGGAGCTGGATTATTTAAAGGAAGATATACTCTTTGAGATGGTTCAAAGAATAAACCATTTCCTGATGAATCACCAGCATTTGTGAATCTCGGCAAACTATATAATATTTTAGATATAGATCCAGTCCCAGCATTATAACTATTTAATCCAAAATTATTTAATCTAACAAATAATGATGTGTTAGATTTCATAGGAGGAGCATTTGTTGATGTGAATATTTGTGTTGTTCCTGATGTAGATGTAGGAGATATAACATCTTGATTTTGGAATCCAAACAATAAAGCTGTATTCGATAAATCACTTGGATAATATAGTGTACTCGGTGAAACAATCATTCTATTTTCAAAACCATTAAGTGTTTCAGAAGCACTAACACCAAATGGTGTATATCTATTAGCATTACTCATATCATTCATAAATCGTGAATCTATAGATAAACCAATTCCTAAATCTAAACCTTCAAGAACTAAATCAGAGAAGAAATCTTCATTTGGATTAGCATAATCTTGATTAATATGTCCTCTGTAATCTGTTAATTCTAAATATTTTCCAGCAGTATTAGAACTTAAATGAAACTTACCATATAAGCTTCGGCAAGTATCAGATACAGGTTTAAAGTTTTTATCTTTATCAGCACCAGCATCATATGTAAGTGCGGTGTATTTAGTAGCACCAGCATAAAGATTAACAGTTAATAACTCGTTATCAACAACAATCTCAACTGAATCAATCCCTGATGCATTTCCACTCCAATTATATCCTCCATTTGCGATATTAGTAGCATTATTAAATGGATTTCCAACTATTTCATAATATTTAATTTCTTTCATAGTAATTCCATTAGCAGTAGGTTCTTTAACAGCGTGATAAATTCTAATATATCTATTAGAACCTGAACCAATACCATTTTGTCCTGCTTGAACCACAAAATCATAAAAATCAAAAGTTCTCCAATTTTCATTATTGATATTTTGTAAATAATATCGAGGAGCTAAATTATCAGTTGGGTCTCCTCTTGCTAATCCAACATTCCAAGATGAAGCGGTGGCATTAGCTAAATTAACTCTTAAAACACCTTCAACCAAAGAAATAGGTTTATGTATTTTAGCACAATTATATAATTTATCAAAACCTCCACCGCTTCTGATAGCAGTTAATCTTTTAGTTGCTTGATCCCAAGTGAAACCAGTACCAGCAACAACACCTTCTAAATAAACTAAATCAAAATCAGCACTTGTTAACGATGCTGAAATATTAGTTCCTTTTGCTGATGTTTGATTAAACTTAAACTCAAAACCTTGAAATCCACTCGCATCTATTTTCGGAACAACAACATTTAATCCATTTGATTCAGGATTTAAAGCACAATTATTAAGACCTATTTGTAATCTTTGAGCCAATTCATCAGGAGTTAATTCCAGTACATTATCATCTCCAACATTAAAATGAGGTCTAACCTCACGAATATATCCTGTAGTTTGTTCCAGTTCAGTTGTTCCAGCAACTAATGGCTGATTAAACCAAACATAGAAAACAGTTGATTTATTTATCGATAATGTTCCATTTTTATTTATTTTAACTGATTGAACTGCTATTTCAGAATTAGCTGGAATAGTTAAAGTATCACTCAAATGATTATGAAAACTATAAGCAGAATGAAAATCCCCAGCATTTTCAATAAATTGATTAGAACATAAGACCAAAGACATTTATTTATAAATTATTAAAATAAAAAAAAAATATATTTATATTTTATAAAAAATGCCAACATTTGATTCAAGAAGACATTTATTCAAAAAATCAGTTGCTGAAATCCACGATCAATTTAGAGCTAATAAATTAGCTCAACTTAAAGCAGAACATCAATTGATTAGTGCAACCTATCCTGAAAATGATGATGGACCTGATGATAATCCAGCACCAGCACCAGCACCTCCTCCTCCTAAATAAATTAATATATTCTTAATTAATATTTTTTTATAATTAATATTATAATGCCAAAAATGAAATCTATGAATGACTTGATAAATATTGATACAGATATTTATAAAGCCAAATCAGATGAAAATAAAGTTAAACAATCAATCTTTGAAGGAAAGAATGATAAAAAGAAAAAAGAACCCAAAAAGAAAACAACTAAAAAAAAATCTTCATATAATAAATAATGAAACTAACAATAAAAAAATCGGATAAACCAAATAAAAAATATGTTGCTATATTTACAAAGGATGACGGCAAAACAAAAAGAACTTATTTTGGAAGTGCTGGGATGTCTGATTACACGATACATAAGGACAAAGATCGCAGAGAGAGATACAGAACAAGGCACAAGAAGGATTTAAAAACAAAAGACCCAACACGAGCTGGATATTTAAGTTATTATATACTATGGGGTGATAGTACATCATTAAAACAAAATATTCAAAATTATAAAAAAAGATTTAATTTCTCTTAAATATATAATGGTTGAAAAAGTTAAAATAACTTACAAGGGAGAATCTAAAATGGTTCCTAAAACATATATTGCAAATCTTAAAGGTGCTGATAGACAAAAACAAATAAAATCAATATTTGAAGGAACTATGAGACCTCAAACATCATTTAAATCAAAAAGAAGTTCTTGGGTTGAAAAATTTGAAAAAAAATATGGAACTAAAATATCTGATAAAAAATTTATTTATAAAAATATAATATCAAAAACAGGTGCGGAAAAAATAATTATGAAAGGGAAAGGAGCTTATTTTTCCAGCGGTTCAAAACCCAATCAGACACCATATAGTTGGGGATTATCAAGATTAGCGAGTGTGATTCTCGGAGGTCCATCAAGAAAAATAGATAAAGATATTTGGGAAAAATATCGAATCAAAAAATAAAAAATATTAAATATATAATATGATATTTAATATTTTAGCAATACTATATATAATCATTATGATTAGTGCTTTAATAAAAATATATTATGATGAAAAGAAATCTATTCATCCTCTGATTCATCAACCAACTGATATCCAGCATTAGCAAGGTCTTCATTCTTACCTTTATAAACTTGTATATTAGCCCAAGCGTTAACTCTTTTGCCGTCTTTTTTAGTTTTCTTACATTTAACACAACCTTTTGCTAAAAGTAAGTTTTTATATTTTTGTGCTGATAAATTAATCTTTTCTTTTTTCAACATCATTCCAATAACTGAAATAGATAACCAATCTAAATCATTATCTGTCTGATAATTAGCATCATCCATAAATGTGAATAAATCATAAAATCTACTTTCATCTGTTTCTTCTAATTTAAAATCATTTTGTTCTTCCTTCATAGATTCAGGAATAGGAACTTTCTTGGAATAATTATCAAAAAGGATTTCAATAAAAGCATCCATAACTTCAGCTTTCTTACACCAATTTTTAATTTCATCATCTTTCTTATAGAATTGAGTTAGTGTTTTATAAAGAACTTCACCATTATCATCAAGTACATCTTCAAGTTCTTCTGTTTCTTCATTCATTTTTTGAACCTTAATTTTAACAGGGTTTTCTAATCTTGGATCTTCTTCATCTAAAAATTTGCTTGGATATTTAAACATATAGCTTGTTTCTTTTGCATCTGATGGTTCAATTGGAGGCAAATCATTACACATCATACAAACCCTTGCTTGAACCTTAAAATTAATTTCATCTTTATGATTAACTCTTGCTTCTATTTTATCTCCGCCACTCGATAGTTTCTTTAAAATATTTCCGTTGATTCTGATTTTATCTTCAGCATCTTTTGTGATTTCATTAGTTAACAATAATCTTTTAAACTCAAAAGGAACTAACCAAGATAATGCTTTAGCTGAATCTTGTCCGTTATTCTTGAATAAAAAGTTTTCTGAATTTGTTGATCTACAATATTCACCAAAACAATTTTCTAATAAACCAACAAGAACACCTTTTCCACAATCTCTTTCACCAGTACCAACCGCCCAATTTTTATCCTCAATATGACCTGCCAAACCTCTTGAAATATAATTTAACCAACAATCTCTCATTTCCACATCATTATTAAAAATAGGATCTAATATTCTTCTGAATACTTGTTCCTTGATTTCAGGTTTAGCTTTATTAAAATCACGATTGATTTTTATAGTTGTATGAGTATCAACATCATATTCTTTTAAATTTCCTGATTTAAAATCATAATATCCATTTTTAAAACATAATTTATAAAGATTAGAAGTCCATAGATTATCAATAAAATCATCATCTTCTGTTGGTTCAACAAAATTTAAAATATCCTTACAACCCTTACACATTTTAGAATGTTCTTTTAAATCGATCTCACCTGATTTTTCATTTAACTTTTTGATTTTAATATCAAAATTTCCAACGATTTTATTTAATTCTTTTTTAATCTTTTTATCATTTTCAGTCCATACATTATTGATTCTTAAAAATATTCTTTCTTGGCAAGTAATATAATCATTTTTAATCGCATCAGATACAAAATCACCAGCTTCTTTGTCAGTATCAACAACAATAATATTATTTAATTCTTTAACAGGTTCAAAAGGTTTAATCTTTAATTTAAGACGAAATCCTGTTTGATGAGTAATTGCTTTTTGTAATTTATCAATTAGTTTGTCAGAACCATATTCTTCAAGTTTTTTTTTATTAATATGTAATCCATCGTGAATTAAAGCACCTACTGAATCATCACCTAAATTATTTTTAATATAATTAAACATAACCATAAGAATATTGCATTCGTGAGTTTGTAATAAATAAGATAATGCTGTTCCATCAACATTATGATAATCAGATCCTTTATCATTACAAGCTTTCATTTTGTACTTAAAATATTCAGGTTTATTTAATAATTCAGTTCTACAAGATTTAAGTTCTTTTTCTAAATCCATAAAATAACCTCTACATTCAGGAGTATCAGGAACTTGTTTTTCATTTAGAAATTTAGTTGCTGAACCTCCATAACATATTAAACAAAGTAATTGTTTAATATCATCACGAGTTAAATTAGTTTTTGATTTATATTCTTGAATAATTTCATCTCTTAATAAAGTATATTTATGAATGTTAGGACAATCAATATCATATGTAAGTAATAGTTGATATAACATAACAGGATGACAATTAACTAAATCAAGATCATTATAAATTTTAGAACACAAAGCTGACTTACAAACTCCTTTCATAAATGATTGTGTTGTTAATGTGTCATCTTTTTCCTTACATTCTTCACACTTGATTTCTAATCTTCCAATTTCATTTCTTTTATAATTAACTTTAATAGAACCATAATGAGAATATTTTCTATATTTCTTAATTCTTGTTTTCCATTCTAAATCAATAACATCAGAATTTAATAATTTAGCCATTTCAACAATATCATATTTTTCAGTAAGATTAAATGATTGTTCTTTAATCATATTATTTAATTTAATATTTAAATGTGATTCAGTTGGTTCATTAGGTTCAGAATCAGGATTGGATAGTTCACCATCAGATTCTGATTTAACAATTAAATTATCATTATATTTAGATAAGTTTTTATTCATAAACTCTAATTCTTCATCAGACATCTTATATTCTTTATTGTCAGATTTTAATTTCATAGTTTCAGATTTTGATTTATTCATATTT